TCCTGCCGTGCCTGCGCCTCGTTGAGCGCGTAGGAATACCAGTAAAGCCCCCACGGGATACCGAGCGCGTCGCATTTGGCGATGTTGCGCTCTGCCCATTTGTCGGCATTTCGTATACCGTAGCCGCCGCGGATGATGACGAAGCCATCCTTGTACGGCGTGAAATCGAAATCGCCCTGATGCTCAGAAACGTCTATACCGTTCATTTCCATGTCCCTCCTTATGGATTGGCCTTGACAAGGGCTTCTTTTGCCGTTCCGTTGACATTCAGCAGAACGCGCGTCACTTGCTTTGCCGAGCCGTTCACGTTCAAATACAGCACATCGCCGAGCAGCGCCGGAGCAGTCAGCTTGACCGTGCCGTTGCTTTGGCTGGAAGAGGTGTCTGCTGCCCCGTAAACAACGGTGATTTCCGTCCCCGCATCAGCTTCTCCAACGAAATACCAATACGTTGGCGTTTTGGGGAGATTGCCGGGCGTTTCAGCTGTCCCCCGAACACTTCCGATGTCGCAGCGGAGATATAAGCTGCCGTACTCCGGATGATTGCCGTAAGAACCGCCGCTTGGGGACACCAAAACACGGACGGCAAACTGTTTCCCTTCCAGCCTTGCAATAGAGTATTCGCCGCTCAGTACAAACCAGTTCTGCTCAAAAAAGTTTGTCTTTGTGATCGTCTGCTCCCACGCGCTGCCGCTTGGAAGCTCTGGCGCTGTTTTGCTCCATGCCATCCCGCTCACCTCACACAGAATGCCGTAGGTATATGTCGCCCGGCTGCCACTCGGCAGGCGGCGTTTCGCTCGTCCCGGTGTAGATGTGCCGCACCTGATCGGCGGCAATGCCGAACTTGGTGTAGGGGATATTGTCAGCGAGCTGACCCGCGCCAACCGTCTTGTCCGCGATCTTCTCTGCCGTAACGACCTTGCCGCCGAGATTCGCTGTGCCTACCGCGCCGTTGGCGTTGGACAGCGCTCCAAGATTCGCCAGCGCCGTTGCTGCGTCTGCGGCTCCCGTGCCGCCGGAATCGACGGGCAGCGCCGTGGTCTTAAAAGCCGCGCGGATTTTTGACACGATGTTAGACCACGGGGTTTTCCGATTCAGCGATACGGAAATATCATAGAATGGGAAATAGTCTCCGTCCGCAAGCGTAGCTTCTGCGGCAAGATCTTTTGTCGCCGCCTGTTTCGCTTCGATCGCATCCGGAATTGTAGTTTCATCATCTGCGCTCACGGGGATATCGTCGCCGGTTAACGTCACATTGCCGGAGGCGTCCGGCGATTTCGTGTTCACTGACACGACAGAGCCGGAGCCGTTCATTCCGTTATAAACGGAGAATGTGGTAAACTCCCCATTGTCAAACGTGATTTTGTATGTGTCCGTTGTACCTGCGGCGTGTGTGCCGCTTTGCAACGTGATGGACGCTATACCGTTGCCGTTCTTTACGTTGAACGTGGAGGTCGTTCCGTCCGTAAGCGTAACGGTGTAGGTATCCGTCAAGCCGCTCGTTGCCGTCTTTGCAATGCTCTTGATGGATGAACCGTTTGTTACGGTAAAGTTGGTGCTTGTGTTATCCGAGAACGAGATTTTATAAGTATCCACAAGGCCGGATGTGCTGATTTTCGCAACGCTCGTAATTGCCCGACCATCCATTCCCTTGTCGCCCTTTGCACCGGTCGCGCCGCGTACCGAAGTAGTCTTTACCTCCGTATCGTCAGACATGATGAACGTCAGGGTATAGTCATCGTTTAGGGTAATGCTCTTAATGCCGCCGTGCCCGTCAAGCGCCGTTGCAAGGTCGTTGATAAGCACCTGTCCGGTCAGGGACTTTGCCTGTCCCGCCTGTTCCATAACGAATAGGTCTGTCGTTGTTACGGTTGACGCTCTCGGAAGCTCGCCTACTGTTTTGTCCGCCAAGGATTAGCCCTCCTTCGTTTCCGCTGCAATCAATTTCTCGATAAGCAGCTTGATATAAACAAGCTTCTCGAAATTCTCCCATCCATCGACGCGGAGAGTTCCAAGAAGCTCCTTGATTTTGTTAAGTTCTTCCATGCTTAAACCTCACTGGCGTACTTCTGCCGCAGCGCCGCACGCTGTCCGCCGGTTTCATTGACAAGATATTCAAACTTCGTGTAATGCTCGAATATCGTCTCATCTCCGTTTGCGGCTACATAGCGGATTTTCGCCGTTTTCTTCTCATCTCCGAAGATCGCCGCCGCTTCCACGAATGAAAGGCCGGTCAGCGTGACATACAGCAGCCCAACCGTAGCAATGCCGCAGAACGCGCAAGGGTATTCACTTCCGTCCAGAAAAATAATTTTGTCCACTTTTTCCTCCTTAAATGAGCCGCAATCCTTTGATCTGGTGTGTTACACCGTTAACAGTAAATGTATAAGAGCTATCAACTACCGTTTTCCCGTAAAGGCGAAAAGCCTTGTTGGTAGAAAAGGATCCCGCGGAGGCGTTCATCGCCGCCGCTGTTGCAGCACCGGAAAAAACATCCCCAGCAAAATACCCGTTTGCAACGCCGCCGTTTAAGTATCCATTGGTATTCGCCGTCGTGATTGTTCCAGACCCTATCTGGCTGCCTTGGATTGTTCCGGCGTCGCCGCCGGTCTGTATCCGGTTGGCATAGACATTTCCGGTAAACGTTCCGTCTGTTGCGTATAGTTGGCCGTAGCTGTTTACGCGGAATTTACCGCCACCGAGGGCTATACCGTCCGCGCCGATGTACACACCGTCCACTGTCCCGTACAATTCCGACAGTTTGTTATAGATGGCGTTCTGTGTGATGGTAAACCCGCTGTCTTTGCTTCCGATGAACCCGGATGTTGCCGTTATCTTGCCGGTGATGTCTACACCGTCTTTCGTTGCCCTGAACACTTCCTGCCCGGAGCTTTCCAGCACAAACCCGTCCGCCGTCAAAGACCAACCAAAAGAGGCGGAATTGCCGCCGGTCTTCGTCACTCTCGCGGCGATCTCCTGTGCGTGCAGTTCCAAAGCCGCCCGCATTTCCGTTTCGCTCGCTTCTCTTGCCGTGACCTCCGCCTGAATGCTCGCGGCATTAACTCTAAGGCTTGCCCGCGTCTCGGCAAACTGCCGGGTGGTCTTCCGGTCGGTCGGTGATTTGTAAGGGTACTCATGGTCAACCGCGTTCTCCTGCGGTGCGGCGATACGCGCCGCCATCAGTGTTGAGAAATTCGTTTCGTTGACATAGATTCCGGAGAAAACACCATTGATGGTAACGCCGTCGCCAAGCTCTGCCGCAGGGTCGAGCTTCGCCCATTCCGTGTCATACGGTCGATAGACAAACTCCCCGATGCTCTCTAAGATGTCGTTCGCCATCTGTTGAGAACCCCACGGGCAGTCAAGCTCTAAGACATTATCCCCGCTACCGGCCTCATAGTAGGAATCATCGTCAACGTTGATGCGGACTTTGGTGTATTTCGGCAGTTCCGGCATTGAAGTGTATCCCTTTGCGCTCCTCCCAATAAAAACCGATTCAGACAAGGATCCTGTCACCTCCGAACGTGAGGACATACCCGGCAGTATCCACGAGATAGTGTGTCTCGATGCCGATCTCATTCAGCCGGACAAGACGGAGCTTTCCATCGTCCGACATGACGAAATTTCCCGCGTACATTGCCGCGATATATCCGAGGATTTCCCTCATAGCGTATCCGCCGGGATACTGCACCGGATACCCACGCTGCATGATGTCAAACGTGCGTGGATCGACCTCCACGCCAATATGCCCGGCAATAAGGCTTACAACGTCAATGTCCGTTTTTGGCCATTCGCCGATGTCCCCATTCACGGGAAAATCGTTCTCGGCCTTTAACATTGCGTCGTATCCGTGGAATACGATCTCGTCCGTGCTCTCTCCGTCGGAGCGCGTATCGATATAAAACACGCCCTTTGGTATCCATTCACTTTCCTTCGTGTCATTCACGGCACGGATAAACGGCTTGATGGAGGACATTCTCTTGATCGTCGCCGTCGGCTTTACCATCGTGACATCGATTTCCGCGGCTACACAGCACCCGACCATCGGCTTGTCGTCCGTGAAAAGGTGCTGCGTGGTCTTGATTTCTTTGAGCATGTTCCCGCCGTATCCGCCGGAATCGGAATCGTAATAAATCCTCGTCCCGCCAAACGTGATATAATCGGCGTGCTCGTCGATCAAATAAAACTCGTCGCCGATGACGAGCTTGGTTTCAAACCAATGTGTACCGGCGACGATTTCCTTGTATGTTGCGCTTGTGTTCTGCATGGCTATCTCTCCACAAGGGCAAGCGCATCAATGTTCCAGCGTTCTTTCCCATCACCGAAAGATGTATCGACCGTAGCCTTGCCGGTGCTGTTGTACATCGTCGTGACTTGCGTGCCCTTTAACCACGGGTTTGTGTAGGTGACTTCGACGTACTCCGGCATAAGCGCCGGTAGAACGATCTCTGCGTCTTTGGTGTACAGTGGCTTAAACGTTGCATCAATGCGGAATTTCGTTGCGATCCGCGCCCGGTGCATCGTGTAGTCCATCGTGCGCCCCGCGTCCGAGCTGTCGCCGTCCTCTCGTGTCACGGTGTACCCGCCGCCGTCAAGATACGGAAGCATATCAACGCCGTTGACAATCAGTTTCATTTGCCGCGCCCCCTGTTCCGCTCCTCGGTATAGGTGTACATGATCTCACCGACCTTGCGCTTATCGAGGTAAACGTCGCTCGGTTTGATTTGTTCGTTTCCACGCGACGTTAAACGGTCGAGAAGCGCGTCAAGTTTGCTTTCCAACTCTGGGGATATACCATACCCATACCCGGAGGAAAACGCATTAGGCGGCACTACACCGCCCATAGCAACGGCGGGCATTTTCATGCTCAAACCGGCAAACTTATCCGCCATACGGTCAACGATGCCGTCCGCGACCATCGACACCCATTGGGTGTTTCTCTCAAGCGGAATGACGGCCTCCGAGCCGTCTTCACCGGCAATAAACGGAGTGCCCTTTTTGACGATGCCGCCCTTGGCGAGACGCGGAATAGATACAGAGCTTGCACGCCAGTTTATACCGCCGCCGCCGAAGAATTGCAAAACGCTGCTGAACGCCCCGACGAGGTTATTGAACATCGTAATAACGCCGTTAACAAACGCTTCCACAGTGCCAAGGATACTGTTGATAAGTGAAGCGCCCCAACGTTTTATTTCAACCCATACGTCGATCCATGCGCTCTTGATCTTGTCAAGCGCCGCCGACCAATCGCCGGTGGCGAAACCGTATACAACAGCGGCCAGCGTTTCAAAGATTGCCTTTATAAGTGACAATGCCGTGCGAATAGCGCCGACGATATTGTTAAAAGAATACTGAACGACGCCGTAAAGCAGAATGAATACTTGCGAAAGGACGTTGCCCTTTTCGGAAAGCGTTTTCAGCGCATTGTCGAACCACCCATTGACTATGCCGCTGATCTTGTCGAAAAACGCGGTGATGTCGTCCCACCACCCGGACAGGAATGAACCGAGAGCAAGGAACGCTCCGATTGCAAGCGGTATCCATGATCCGGTGAGAAGGGCAAGACCGATACCGATTTTAAGAAAGCCGGTTGACATCTCCACGCACATGTCTTTCGTAAGGCTTCCGGTGTTGATGAAATTTTTAAAAGCATCAATCAAATCCAGAGTGCCGAAAAGAATCAGCGCAATGCTCGCGGCAGTTTTCCCGAACGCAAGCCCGATAGAAAGCGCTGCTATCCCCTCCAACAGGTTTTTGATAATCCCGAGGTTGTTCTTGATCTTGTCACTGATCGCTACATCTTCGTACTTGATCCCGCTGCCGGAACCGCCCCCGCCGCCGGAGGAGGACGAATCCTGCGCAATGGTCAGCGTATCAATGCCCATGAGCTGCTTTTTCATTTCCTTTGCAGCACCAGCGCCGGAGGATAGATTGTCGCTCAACTTTCCCGTGTTGGTTATGGCCCGCTTGAATGTGCTTTTCCCACTAAGAGCCGCAAAGAACGCCGCGATAGCGTCCACAGCCTTCGTGATCCAGCCAATGAGCGTCTGCAATACCGGGATAACCGCAGTAAGAATTGGGGCGAACGCCGCACCCCATGACGCCTTTAGCCCCTGTAAAGACGCTTTCAGTTCGTTAATGCTTTTCTTCGTCTCAGGGTCGTTCTCGGCATAAGCCTTTACCGCTTCAATGGTATATTGCTTTAGCTTTCGGAAAAGAACGAACAGCGAGCGGATACCAATGCCATATTTGAGCAGATTCTTCATGCCGCTTTTGATGGACTGCTGCGCCCCCTCCATTGCGGCCTTGATGTCAGCGCCTTTGGACGCATCGGTGATTGTCTGCGTCAGCTCCCCGGCTCTTTTTTTCTGTTCTTCCAGCTCCGCTGTCTGCTGTTTCAGTTTGTCAACGATTTTCGCGTCCTGCGCTTCAAGCCGCTGTGCGGCTTTCTCTTTCGCCGCGAGAATCTTTTCCTGTTCGGAAAGCTGCGCTTTGATTTCCGCCTGCCGCTGGGTCTCTTCGATCCATGTCTGCGGATCAGCATTGGCGTTAATTGCGGTTTTTGCCTCGCTCTCGGCCAATGAGGATTTCAGCTTTTCGACCTTATCATAAGCCTGCGCCGCCTCGTCCTGCGCCTGTTTGAGCTGTTCAACGATGGGTGCGCGTTTCGCCTCGCCGCTCTCTATGTTCTTTTTGAGCCTGTCCATGTCGCGTTGGAGCTTATCCAATTCTTTGGCGGCTTGCCCGGCGTCGATTTCTACCGGGAATCTAAGTTCTGTCGCCATCGCATCACGTCCATTTCTTCAACATTTCTTCGTCCTCTGCCGTGTACTTCGTCGGTAGCGTTACCAGCTCCCGATTCTGCCGCAGCCATTCCCGCTCGTATTTTTCGAGCTTTTTGCCTTTGGCTAGTTTCGAGCGCAGCGACACTATCTGCGAGAACGCGCAGTCCCCGCCGATCTCCATATACGCGCCCATGAACGTCCACCAGTGGAGATATTCGACCGAGCGGCATTCGTAGCCGAGCACACGGTTGACAGGCGCGACGATATACGGGAAGTCCTTTTCCCAATCCACAAGGCGGGCGGATTTCTTCCCGTGCGGCTGTCCGAGATCGATAAACCAGAAGCACTTCTCCAATGCCTCCGAATAGTCCGTCAGTTTTTCCCAATCGGGGAAAATCGTCTGTATAGTCGCCTCCGCCTTGTCCGCATCGGAAAAATCAGGGTCATTCAGAACCTCTATGAGGTCGAGAATAACCCTGTAGTCCGAGCGTATCGCATGGTCTGCACCGCCGACGGCAAGCGACATCGGCAGGGAGTAGATCATTTTTTGAATTTTGCGAGATACTTTTGCAGCTTCGGATTCGTCTTTTTCTTTTCCGCCGTAAAGGTATCGTTCATGTTGTCGATGAGGCAGAGCATCAGGTTGCACCACACGGGAAGGCCGTCCGCCATCGCATAGGTGTTCATCGTGCCATACAGGGGAGTGCAAACATCAAAGCCAAAAAGCCCGTTGATAAGCTCTCTCATCTCCCCGTCCATCGCACGGGCGGCAGCAAAGATTTTCTTCGCGTCATTCTCCCCGGCGAGCATCGCCTGATATTTGTCCTGCTGCTTGTCCATCGCGTCAAACGCATTAAAAACGCGCTCGATAAAGTCAATGTCGGTGAGGTTGAGCAACACCGTCACCTTTCCGTTGATGGAGATTTCCTGCACTCCGGTATCATGTCTAAGTTCAAGCATTGCTTAACCTCCTGAAAATTAGGTCTCCGGCGTAAACTCGATAGCGCCGCTAGTGCCCTTCGTGGCCGTGCCCTTCGTGCGCGTGCCGCCATAGGTTACATTGATGGGCATACCGACGCTACCGCCGCCCTCACCGCCGAGACCAGTAACCTCGACCATGCAGGATTCGTAGCGCTCGGCAAATCCAGCGTAAGTGTGGACGATGAGCATGTCCATAGCCGCAAGCGCCATCGCGTCCTGATCGACAACGGCGAGCTTCCAAATCTTCTGCTGCGCCGCGTCGCCGCTGTCTAGCTCGCACGGCTCGAAAGACTGCGTAATGACAGGCTTCTTCATCGTGCCGTAGGTATCGCCGAGAATGTCTTTCTTGCTCTCGGTAGACCAGTCGTATTCCTCGGAGCTGTCCTCCACGCGCTTGCCGATCACCGACCAAACAGGAGCGGAACTCGTGCCGGTATTCAGATAAGCGAGAAGCAGCTCACGCGCCACAGTCTGCCCCGCAGTAGTGGTAAACGTGTATTCAGCCATTCGTTAAATCACCTCGTAAATTAAAGTTAAAAGGATCTGGTGATCCTCTACGTCTCCTTCGTATCGGGCAAAAAGAGCCGCCGCCGTGTCGCGTTTGACTTTGCGCACGCGGATACCGTCCGCAATCGTCAGACTATCCACGTTCGCCTCCGCCCACGCGCCGTATGCATCCAGCACCTCGTCCGCGCTCATTCTCTCGTCGGCGTTCTTCGCCGGGACGCGATAAATGATTTTGAATTGATACTGCGCCTGATACGATCCGTCAATAAACTGCTTGGTTTTGTACGCCGCCTGAATGGTAGATATGCATAAACCGCTTTTCTCGCCCAACCATTCAAAGTCGAGCTTGGAAAGCGGTTTATCCGGGTACGTATTCAGCCATTGCCGCACGGCGCGGCTCACGTCTGCATTTTCTTCCGCAGACACCAAGGTTTTAGGTTTCAGTTCATCCAAGGGACGAAATCACCGCCTTTTCTGCGACACGCGCCCACTTGTCGCCGTTTTTCTTGTAGGATGCGTCCATCCAATGGGATTGAGCTTGCGGGTGCATGTCCGTCGTGAAAACAAGGTCTTTCGCCGTCGGCGTGAGCGTTGCGCCCTTGTGCCAGCGCAATCCTACAGACGGTATGTTCATTGGGCCTTTACCAGTTGCGGCGTCAACCATGACCTTGCCCTCATACAGATATCGGGCTTGGTCGCCGGTATAGACGATCTCGTTTCCATCCGTCCGCGCCATGTTGGAGAAAACGCCCGTCAGCGCAGGGACAAAGGGAATCGTGTCTTTCAGCGCTTGCGTTGCAACAACGATCTCCGCCGCTTTACAGGCGGATTTGAAGTCTTCCCCGCTCACGGTCTTGATCTTTAGCGTGATCCTCATTTGCCACCGACCTGCCAATGCATCATGTCGCCGCCGAAATCACGGACATCAACCGTGCTCACATCAAACGCATAGTCATATTTCTCTTGCAGCTGCGCAAGGCTCATCATTTCGGAGACCTCGCCTTTGACAAAGTAGGTGGACGTGGAATTGCTATGCCCGCCGCTGTCCAGTGTCCACAATCCCTGTTGATCCGCCGCCGCATAGAACGCTTTTGGCTCGACATACGTTTTCTTGTCGCCGGTCGTACTGACAGCATCAACGGAAAAGGGGATATAGAGAGTGGCGGCATCAGCGTCGGCAAGCCCCGTTTTTGCAACGTTCGTTCCCTTGGACACGTCAAGCAGCACACCACGCAGGATGGTGATGCTGCTGTGCATCTTTAAGTCGTCGTCCTCGTAGGAGTTAAAGACAGTCACAACATGTGGGAACACAGCGCTGCCCTCCTCTGTACAAAAGCCCCGTCCACGCAAGATAATCCATGGCGATGTTTTCCAGCGTTTTCCGGGCGGCTTCCGCCGTCTCCGTTCCGCTTGCGTATGTTTTGCTCCACGCGCCTACGGTCTGGCTCTTGACCTCGCCGCCGCTCATGCTCTGCGCTTTGGCGTTCTCAATAATTTGATACTGTTCCGCCAGCGCACAGCAGCACATTGCAAGCGCGTTGTCATCATCCGGGTAGTCCTTCGCCTTGCCCATGGTGTAATAGTCGATAAAGGAGCTTGCCCGCGTTGCTGCACGGGCAAACTCCTGTTCCGTCAGGGCGCTGCCGAAATAAGTATCGGTGTAAAACGTGTATGTTGCGTACATCTGCGCCCCTCCGGTTTATCAGCCCACGGTAACGGCAGCCGTGCCGGACTTCGTGCCGTCCCGCTTGGAAGTCGCGGTAACGGTCAGCGCAGTATTCGTCTCGTTGGAGGCGATAGTCAGCGTGCCGTTCTCGTCGATCTTCGTTCCATCCTTAACAGCAGCCGTGCCGGAAACGCTCCACAGCACGCCGTTAGACACCGCGCCCTCGCCGGTCACAGCGGCGGCAAACGCCTTGCTCGCGCCCTTAGCAACGGTAGCGGTGGCCGGGGTTACGGTAACGGTATTGACCGTACCGGCAGGAGCGTACACCGCGAACGGGCAGTACTTCGACAGGGTATCGTTGTACGCCGTCTTGGGGTTCGGGATTTCCCAGCCGAGACGCATAACCGCACGCAGAGCGACCATGTCATTCTGCATGAGGTTGTAAACGATGGAGTTGTCGGAAGGATCCTGCACAACGCCCTGATCGAAAATCTTGAACGTGATGTCCTGACGGATGGAGTACACCAGCTCCGACCAGTCACCGGCGAACATGAGCGCCTTGGCAGTGTCGAAAGCACCATTGCGCGGGAAGTACATGGGAGAGCCGTCCAGCGCGTAAGGCGTCGCGCCCTGCATATCGGTTTTGAAGATGGGATTGCCGTTCAGGTCTTTCAGACCGCGCAGCTTCGCGCGCATCTGGATAGCGGACATAATGCCGTTGACGAGATAGCCGCTTTCCTCGACCTTGGCGATCACGCCCCCCTCGGCGAGAAGGTCGTCATAGATGTACGGCGTCGCAGCCACGACGGAACCGGCCTTCGTGCAGGTCTCAAGGACGCTGTCGCGCCAAGAGGTGGGCTTGTTCGTGCCAAACAGGATAGCACCGTCAATGACCTTGCCGAACGCCTCAACGAGACGCGGGCGGACTTCGCCCCAGATGTCATAGTCGGCGTCGTCAAGCACCGCCTCGGGAATGGGGACGATAACGGCGATCTCTTCGGCATAGATTTTCTTTTTGTCCCACTTCATCTTGGAGGTCTGCTTCATGCCGGTGTCGCCGTTCACGAAGTAGGCAGTGGGAAGCATGTCCAGAACGTTCATCGTCTGGGTCTTGCTCGTCATATTGGGGAGGCGGCGGCCCATCTGGAGGACGGCGCTGCCCTCGGTCACACCCTGAATGATCTCACGAGTGACAGGTTCCGGAATAAGCCCGGAAAGGTCGGTTCTGTTTACAATGTTAGTAGCCATGTTTTACCTCACAAATTACTTAAATTTGCCCCGAATAAGGGCGTTCATAGCGTCGTTTGTGCCGGTGGCACTATTGCCGCTGTTGCCGACGTGCGCGGACATATCCACACGCACGGAGGCGGGTTTGCGATCTTTCAGAAACTCGTCGGCTGCCTTTTCAAAGCTCACCGTGTCCGTTACTTTCTGCCCGATCTTAAAACAGTAAAATTCCAGCTCATCAGCCGAAACGCCCTTTGCGGTCAGATACTTTTCCCGCTCAAACTGCGTTACCTTCGCTTCGGCAGCAAGCCGCGCCGCCTTTTCGGTGTCGCGCTCTTTCTCGATTCCCTTGAGCTTGTCCGCTTCGCTCTGCTGATTTGCTTTCCAAGCCTTATAAGCGTTCATTTCTTCCTCGGTGGGCATTCCTTTGGTTGCCCGCGCGAGACGCTTTGCAACGATATTGTCTACCTCGGCTTGTGTAAAAGTAGCCTCGTTCCCGCCCTCGGCGGTGTTGGGATTGGTATTCGGTTCTGCCATGATGATTCCTCCGTTTTCCGCCCGTCGGCGTATTCCGTTTATGCCCGTCGGCAAACAAAAAAGGAGCCCGTCCCGAATGGGACAAACTCCTTGAATGTTTATAAATGCATGGCCGCTGTTGAGCAGTAGCGACGCGGTTTTTGTATCCCCCTCCGCAGGGGCAAGACAGGGGGAAAGGAAAGAAGCCCTGCCAAAGCAAGACCGTTATTTCTGTACCCGCCACAAGGTCAGGCGGCGCTCTCTGTTATGCTTTTGAAGAGTGATATCATTTTCGTGAGGTCACGAAAATGGTCATAGAAAAAGCACCGTGTGTTTGCACGATGCTTAATTCTTTGTAATTTTGAAGATGTCAGCTACGTCGATACATAGCCCGCCATTGATAGTGATATACTCTTCCGGCGTGTCCTCATCCTCGCCAAACTCACAGTATACATGACAGCGGCCTTTGTATTTGTGCCCGGTTTTCGTTTCTACCAAAACATCTTTGCAGTTGTATGAAAGCAGCTCATTGATGCTGTACATAACAATCTTTCCTCCCCTTGTTGTCAGAATAAGCGGGAACAATATGCCAGCCCTTTTTACGGCTGTAATGAATCGTAAAGCAAGGCGTGTCAATTTTTTCTCCGGTTTGCAAATCTACTGTTTGCCCGATAATCTTATCATTGACCGTAATCAATTCCGATTCTTTCCATCTGCCTGTTTTTTCATCCCGCATGATGATTCCGGTGCTCGAATACTGATTGAAAAGCTCTTTCAATTCATCCGGCGTTATAGTAACAACACTCGGGCCATACAGCCCTTGCCTCTGCTGCTTCTGGACGTACATATTGTACTCGTTCGTTCCGACATAATGCCCATTCTGCCGCCCGACGTTCATCTCGTGCGAGTACTCATTTTGAATCCTGCGACGGATAGGAAGATCGCGGAGATACGCATCAACGTTTCCGTTCTCGCTCCCTGTATCATACATCCCGTCAGCCTTTTTTACAATCTCAAAGTATGCACGATTTGTTTCTCTTGCAGCATCCGAGCCGAACTCCGCAATGTTCCCTCGCTCGTATTGTGGCCTTAGCCCTGCCGCATTGCTGAAAGCCTCGTATTCCTCGTTTAGACGACGATACCGTACGGCCTTGGTCGTATATTCCTCATCATCTCCACGCCCTTTGGCGGCTATCAGCTCGCGTTTAACTTTGCGTAGCGATGCCTCGACCTGTCTTTGCTTTTGTGTCGCCTCGTAAAAGGTGTATTGCTTGCCCTCAAACTCAAAAGGCGGCGGGTCGATGTTCTCCAATTCCTCATCGGTGTATGTTCGCTCGGAAACGCCCTCAATCCAGATGTGGTACATATGGCGGCAGTTAGCGCCGCACAAGCCGTCCACCTCGTCAAGGCCGCAGACCTCGTATATAGACGGGTAAATATCGCCGGTACGGACGGAATAAACGCGCCCCTGCCATTTCTTATGGCTCGCCCATGGAGTTTTGCCCTCTCCATCTCGCGCCCCGCGGTGCGCTGTAACCTCTCTGTATGGCGTGTCAAGCAACGTCGCCGTCTGCTCCGTGTACTGCCGGGAAAGCTGGGTAACGCCCGTCATAACAGCTCTGCGGGCGGCAACGTCAACGCGGTTATGCCAGCCGCTTTCATAGTCCACATATTGCAAGCCGCTTTCCGTCAGCATCTTTGTTGCATCACGGATCGCCACGTTATAGCTCTGCCCGCTCTCCACGCGCATCAAGGCAACGTCAAGCACGCGCTGGTACATCCGGCCTATATCATCGACCTTTACCGTGCCGTCCGGCGCTCGGTACGCAAAGCCCATGCTTCGGGTAATGTTCGTCAGCTCTCCGAGCGTCTGCATCTCAATGGCGTTGATTTCCTGCATGAACAGGTCGGCATTGAAATTGTTTTCGCCGAGAATGAGGTTGTCGTCGATCAGCGTATCAAAATACTGCTGATTGCGTTGCACGGCTTTGTTCCATACGGTGTCAAACTCGCTCTGTGTGAGCTTTAGGGTCTTTCGGATATACTCGTTGATTTTCTTGTAGTCGTATCCACGCCGCTGCAAAGACCGTATATGCTCTATCGCCGTCTCCGTCATTTCCCCGGTCATGGCAACGCGGGAGCATATATCCTCAAGGATTTGTTCTTCTAAACGCTGATATAGCCGCATAAGCGGCAGGGGCAGGGAGTACATGAACTCCGGCGTGATCGGGTATTTCATTCATTTTCGCCCGATACAAGGCTCTCCATCTTCGGCAGGGCGGCTTTTGCCGTCGCCTCGTCCTCGTTCATCCACTTAGCGCGGAACTCCCAGTTATTCATGATTCCCATCTGCACCATACGGGAATCGCGGTTAAAGTCAGTCTCTTTGTCCTCAATGATGGAATCGTCGAAATCAACCGTGATCTCAACGTCCTCATTCAGCCCAGCGTTCATATAAGCGTTGCCCATTCGGAGAAGAACGCGGCACAGCTCAATGAGAACGCCTTCAAGGATGATCTCGTGCTTCTTGATCGTGCGGAACATCTCGGAGTTTTCGCTTATAATCTGCGTCGCTGTGGAGACGTTGCCATTGTCGTATTTGTAATGGTTCTCGCCAAACCCGCACTTGCTCGACAGGAGATTTAGCATATCCTGAATACCGGCGTTGTGTTCAGCCGTGCGGAGGTTCATATTGATCTCTTTTATGATATCGCCGTCCTGCCCGTCGGCGGGAAGAACATAAAAAACAACGTCGCTTGTATCGAAGAGCGGCTCGCCCGTGTGGAAATTCTTTGTTGCCTGCGGTTTTATCATGACGCGCTTCTTGCCAAGCTGGAACTCGTTCACATAGCTGTCGTATGTCAGGTCAACGCCCTTTAGCTGATCTATGGCATTCGCAAATACCGAAATGCCCATCGGGAGGGTTGCATCAACATTATTGACAATGTTCAGCCGGTCAATAACGAACATGCGCTGCGTGAACGGCGTATGCACGACCGGGGCGACGTTTTCAAACCCCGGCACATCGGCAAGTTTCACCTCCGACAGGCTGCCCTTTGTGTCACGATACAAAAGGTTTTCGATGTCGTATGTTCCCTTGTCCGTGCGCTTGTGGATGCAGATGTAAAGGTAAGAATCTTTCTTTATTGCCTTGTGCGATCCGAACGCGCATTCGGTTACAATGCCGTTCTCCCATGTAAGGGGAAGGATAAGGTCAGCCGGGACATAGTCAATGCGGATTTCCCCGCCGCTGCCGTTCACCTTGCCGGTCTGCTCATCAACAGACGCATTAACGACCGTCGGAACATATGCAACCGTGCCGCGAGCCGCCTTGATCTCCTGCATCTCGTTCGATTTGACGGTGAAGTTGTTCCGCTCAAAAACGGAATCGATAAAAGCCTGCTCTTGCTTCCCCTCAAGCGTTATCTTGCATTTTTCGTTCAGCAAAAGGTTCGCCCAGTCCTCACAAACCTTTTTCGCCATGCCGAGAGAGTACAGGCGGCACGGGACGAACTTCATGCCATTCCAGATGCGGTACCGGTGGAACTGTTTCACGTAACCGTCGTACCAGCTCTTCCAATTCTCTATGTAGGTGTAAAACTCTTCTGGCACGGTGGTGTAGCCACGTGCCCGTAAAACCTCGTAAATGTTCATGCCTTCACTCCGTACAATCTGAATACCGGCTCCATCCCATACCGGATAGCGTCTATTGCGTGGTTGTTCTTGTCTGGGTATCCGCTTATAATCTCGCCGTCTTTGTTCCGCTCGTACTCATAGCCGACGATCTCTTTGTATGCGTTCGGCGTCCTGCGTTTGTCAATAACGATCTTTCGGCGCTGTAACCACTTCATACCATACTCGACGCTTCCCGGGCCTTTTATGGCGTTTCTTGCGTCAAGCCCGCTTGCCCGCAAGTCCGCGATGCTTTTGGGCTCCGCACTGTCGCATGTAATCGGGAAATCGTTGTAATGGCGCTCACGGATCCATGCAGCATTATCTTCGTTGCTCGTCTTATTGACGTAATGCTCATCGATCAGATACAGCGTTTCTCTGGCAACGTCATAGTAGATGCGGACAAAGCAAAACGGATCAGGATACCAGCCAAAGTCGATGCCTTGATAAATCCTGTCAAACCTCTTTACTTCGTCGTCGGTAATTTCTCGAAGCTCCAACTTTTCAAATACGTTGCCGCCCGTTCCTACCGGCAGACCAAGGTATTCGTGTTGGTACGCTCTTTCATCGGCGTGTTTAAGGTATTCGGCTTCGTTTATGAACTCCTCGCCGAGCCAACTCTTAGGCGCATCAAGGTATGTGCTTATGTGGCACAGCCGGTTCGGCTTGTCTTCGGCGCTGTCAACATTCGCCCAGTTATCGCGGCTGATAGGCGGGTTGTAGCTCTCGAAATTCCAGAACTTGTCCCCACCGCGCATCGTGGACTGCAAAATTGTTCGTATCTCCGCCCTGCCGGAAAACTGATCTTTTTCCTCAAAGTGCGTAACGGCAATATACCCGAACGGCACCTTGATAGATTTAATCTTCATCGGATCATCGGCACCACGGAACATTATCTTCTGCCCGGTAGGGCGGTATATAAGCTCCATCGGGCTGACTTTCGCATACCACAGCCCAGCCATGCCAAGCTCTGCAATAGCCCACATATACTGGTTGAACACGCTATCTCGCAGGGTGTTTGCAACCTTGCGGAGTACCAGCGCATGGGTGTTTGGATTGGCAATTAACAGCTGCGGCACAAGCAGGGATACGGTTGATGACTTCAGGCTGCCTCGGCCTCCGCGAATGTCATAATGCGTATGGCCGTGCCGCATTACGTCTTTAGCCAGATCATAAAATACCGGAGCAAGCATTTCTGACATTTTTATATGTCCCATTCGATGACCGCTCCTCTATCGGTTTCGGGGTCTGGGTAGTCTTTTTGGTTGAGATACTGCTTGCCAAGCCATATTGCCATTGTTGCGTTTTTCTCCGCTAATTTGAATTGGAATCTCCGTATCGATGCTTTCCCGCTATCGAAGCCCCTTTTCTTATACTCCGAGAAAGTTTTGCCGTTGTTCTTGTTATGCAATGTATCTACAGTTGTTCCTAAGATGGACGCAATCTCTTCGTCCGTGCACATTAACCCTGCCAACTTTTCAACCATTTGGCAGCCGGAAGTATTCAATATGAGTTTCGGTCGCCCTCCGCCGCTCGGCACTTTGTCAAGATATTTGCTGGCTGATCCGTTCACATAGCACCACCTCAGATGAAAGATGAATCTGCTTGGTACTGTTCAACAGAGGCCATAAATCGATTAGGCCCTGTCAGTCTGCACGGAATATCGCAGAGGTGCATATCTGTGGGTGCCTGTGCCTTCTTTTCCAGTATGTCACCATCAAACACACTGCCAATAATTTGAAACGGTTTATGGCAACAGTACATAACCTGTCCGAACTCGTTCACTGCAAGCTGCGTCCAGTTTGCTGTGCATCTGTCCTCATGCACGTCGAGCATTTCCCACTTGTAATTGGCGACGACACGGCTGTCTTGCGCTCGCAGCGCTTCTATCGTCTTGACCGTATCTTTGGCAATCGCTTTTGCGTCGTCTGTGGAATAGTGCGTCCCGCAGGTGCTCTCGATTGGGCGTATGACGATGTAATCCACATTGAGGTGCTTGTTCGCTTCATAGAACAGCGCAACATCTTCAGGGTGCAACGCAACAAACTGGATACCGACATTTGTCTTTACGTGGTTTTTTTCTTTCCACGCGAGATACTGCTCGATATTGCCAAGAACCTTGCCATAGGCGCGCACGCCTCTTGCCTTCGCGTAACTATCTTCGTCATATCCGTCAAGGCTGATTTTCAGATAGTCAGGGGAGCAATACCGCAGCTTATTGAAATTCGTATTGATTCCGTAGTGGATCTTCTCACTTTCCAGCCAGCTTGTAATCCTGTCAAAATCGGGGTTGACCGTAGGCTCCCCGCCGCCCGTGAGGATAATGCCCTGAATGCCAAGCTCAACCAATCGTTCTGCAATTTTTCGGAATTCATAGAATGAAATGTACTTGGCATCCGAATCGAACTCCCACCGTTTGTATGTACAGTACGGGCAAGCGTTATTGCAGAAGTTCGTCAAGAAAACGTCCGCGGTTATCGGCTTTTTTTCTGCGCTTGTTATTCTGTCAAGATGTGCAAGCATCTTGCTGCCTGTAATTCCCATTTAGTTTTAGCCACCTTTTCTGTATGCTTCGTTCAGTATTTTAGGGGCGCAGCAATTCCAGCTGATTTTGTGATGTATGCGTGGATGTCTTGAGTTTAACGGTGCAACGACAACAGCAGATGGCATACTCATTACTGCATAGAAGGATTTCAGGTAAGTGCCTCCGTTTAGATACGCTTCTGTCATCCCTCCGCGCAGGCTCTGGGTCTGTAGCGGCACAATGTTCGCCTTTGTAAATGTAAACAGCAAATGCCCTCGGCTGCTTAACGTCGTATATGTAACGACGTCCTCATTCATTGTGCCTTTGAAGTCAATCGGTCTGTCAGTACGGCAGAAAAAACTGTTCATGGCCTTTCGTATCAGACCTTCGCCAAACCGTTTCCCATCCGCCCCGCCGATAAAGTCGCCTCCTTGCGCGAGGGCAACAGTATCGGCGTCAGACGCGATCAGGAATTCAACCATCGAATCGAACAGCTTGTCGAGATCTTTGACCGTCTTTCCCTTTAACTTGCCGTCCCGAATCCATCGGTACTGGATGTCTACATAGTCATCGTCAAGCTGCAAAAAATATCTCAGCCCAAGATTTTTTGCTACCGTCCATGAATAGTTGCGAGCGTAGACTATAGCTTTACGGTTGCCAAAGTTATCCATGCTGTCTGTTGCGTCGATAGCCTTTTGCTTATTGAATGTAATTATCTTGTCGTCGCCGTAAAGCTGTCTGTAACGGTCTATAGTCTCATCGTCGTCGTCAAGCACCAAATAATATCTGCCAGTGTAGCCGCCCCGTCTAAGCGTTTTTACCGTCTTTAGGCAGTCTGCTCGACCGTGCGTTAAAATCAGAACCGCAAAATCTGTCATTTTTTCCACTTCTCGTTCAGAATTTTCGCTCTGAAGTTATTTCTATGAACGCTCCCGTTTGCTAAACTAATTGAACTTGGATGGAGCATAAATGAATAGAAGTTATTCCTGTATGAATCAACATACTGGATGCCGCCGCCGTTCGTTCCTCTTGCAGGAGATTTATTCGCAACATTCATGACTGCGAAGCCAGTGCTGTCAGGGAAAAGAACAGCATTCAGATCTTCGTTGAAAGTTCCCGTCCAGCGAATAGGCTTGTTTATATCGCAGATAATGACTTGCTGAATTTTTTCAGTCACGCCTTTTGAAAAGTTCCCTTTCAGGCCGCCTATCATGCCGCCTTCGTTGGCGAACGATATGACTTTCAAATCTGCCGAAGAATCGAGAAACGTTATCATTTCCGCAAATACAGCAGCGATGTCCGTAATTCTTTTGCGTTTCATTTTTCCTTGGTCAGCATACCGGATCGCAAAGTCTGAAATGTCGTCATCTAAGACGGCATAGAAACGAATGTTATTTTCGGATGCATATCTCTGTACCCAGTGCCTTGCGTAAACAGGTGACGCCATGTGGTGGAAATTATCCATAGTATCCGTCTGCCTATACTCTGCTTCTTTATCGAAAACAAGGCAGTCGTCTCCGAACAGCTCCTGATAAGCCGCAAGTTGGTCGTCCATATCATCTACGACAACAAAAAAGCTGTCAAATCCCGCCCTAAGCAAGCTCGAAGCTGTAATTACATTCCCAGCTCTACCGTGTGACAAAATGAATACAGCAAAATCGTCAATCATTTTCTTCCTCAATGATTTCAGCCAAGCTCTGTGTCAGCTGTACATAGCCGTTCGCAATCGCATTGTCGTAGTCAATGATAACGAGAGCCGATTTCTCCATAAGCCTTTGAACATCTTCGTCTGCGTGAGCATAGTACTCGGCAATGTTGCGGTAGTTGAACACATTGTGCCTTTGCGCCGCCGTTTTCAGGAACGCCTTGATGTCATCAGGAATGTCGGCTGATTCGATTTCGGCAATCAGTTCTTCTGACTTTTTCGTTGAAACAAGCTCGGAAAGCTGCGGGTTGTCTCCCGTGATTTCGTACTGCGGAATATTTATTTTCGCTGTGTACGGATTTTCTTCTTCGCTTTCTTCTTCATCGCTCGGGAGAAATCCGAAATCGAATCCGTCAAAATCGATTCCGTCCAATTCTTCAGCAAGAAGCGCATCATCCCATTCGGCAAACTCATTCGTTTTGTTGTCCAGCAGACGATACTTCCGTTTCTGTTCCTCCGACAGCCCCTCCTTGATAAGAACATCCGCTTCTTTATAGCCGAGCTTCTTCAACGCCTTGTATCTAGTATGTCCGGCAAGGATCACGCCGTCCTCATCCACAATGATAGGCGCAACGTAGGTGCACTGCTTGATGCTCTCCATGACATAAGCGACAGCATCATCATTCTTTCTTGGGTTTTTTTCATAAGGGACGATTTCCCTTAACGGCTTTTTGACAAGCTCCATTTCAGTTCCTTCCTTTCCGCTTCCAACAAAAAAAGAGCCGGAATCGCTTCCAGCTCTTTCGAGTGTACCCATTATAGCACTTGATTTTGGCTTTTTAGGCTAATCTTTCAACGTCGGCGTGAAGCTTTCGCTTTTAAGCATCCCCATGATCCTGCCCATTTCCGCAAGCCTCCCTGCGGAAAATTGTGTACCGCCGCCGTTTAATTTGCAAGCTTCAATAAGCTCAAGCCGCCGCTCTTTGAAGAATTCATAAAGTCTGTCTGCGTCAATAGCTCTCATGATCACACCCCCGGCTGGTGATCTTCTTTAGCTTCGATCTCGTCTATCCAGCAGCGGACTTCCGGCCAGTTGATCGCCAGCGAGGACAGGACGGAATACACACCCTGCCGCATCGCGCGGTGTTCTTCTTCCGCTTCACGCTCAGTGTATTCGTCGGTATATAATTGCTGCATCCTGCGGGCTACTTCGTCATATACTGCCTGAATCTGGTCTTTCTCGAATTTGATGCCTTTCATTGATCGTTCTTCCTTTCTGGGCGGTTTAGCCGCCGCCCTTCGGCTGTCGGATTAGGCGTTTTCAATCTCACTGCACCACTGGCGGACATCCGGCCAGTTGGATGCGGTGACCATCAGGGCGCTGTAAACGCCTTGCAGCATCGCGTTTTCGTACTCCCGCCGGGCGAACTCGTCCTCAAAGGAATCGTCGCAGATCATCATGTAAAGGCGGCGTTCCGTCTCATCGTAAATCGCTTTGACCTGCTCTTTTGTGTATTTCATTTCAATTTCCTTTCTGCCTGTCGGCTTGTTTATTCAGCTTACAGTAGTAGTTATAAACTATTCAGTTTATAATGTCAACTGTTATTTTGAACTTTTTGGATTATTTTTGAAAAGTTTTATTTGACAAACAAAAGTATATAGTTTACAATCAGATTGAAAGGGGTGATCCAATGACCGCTAAGCAATTAGTTGATATGGCGCTGGCTTACGCCGGGATGAGCAAATCAGAGCTTGCCCGCCGCCTAAACTGGTCTCCGCAACTGTTAAGCAAGCGCCTAAATACCGGAAAGTTCTCCGTTGAAGAATGGTGCGTTATTGCGAAAGCCATTGGCGCAGAACCACATATCGGCTTTATTTTCCCGGACGGGAAAGAAATATAAAGCAAAGGGGTAGTCATTCGACTGCCCCTTTTTTTGTAAGCCCAAAGTTCTCTGCTGTTCTTTCGATGAATTTATTATGCCAGTTCTTAGCGGTTCCGTAGGAAACGAACAGGGCCATAGCTGCCCCATGCAAAGTATGTGTGCGCTTAAAAAACACCATTTCGATGAGCTTTACGCGATCCGCACCATTAGCATACCGCATGGTGTCCCGTATGGTCTTTTCGACAGCTAAATACTCTTTCATATCATCGAAAGGCAGCTCGCGCAAGGCTACGCTTTCGGCGGCTCGGTTTACGTCCGTCCCTCGTCCTGTTGCGCCGTATGCTGGAACAACAGACTGCTCCCGTATATTCCGCAAATCCTCACAATGCATCGGGTACGCCCGGATGATCGCTTTCACGAATCCCCACCACTTGTATCTCGGCTTGCTCATTTTACCTCCGTTCTCGCAGCGTTAAACGCTCTGTGCGGAATTTTCGATTGTAAGGCACATCTTTTTCACACCTCCCACGAAACGCTTAACTTTGCCATTCTCACGGATCCGAGGACGGAGTAAACGAGGTTCAGCGCATCTGTTGTCGTGGTGTTCTCGAAGCAGAGGCTTCCGCTCTTGGGAGCGCCCCCCCTATTCTGTACCGGCGGAGCGTCAGGGGCTTTGACCTCCTCCGGCGGTTCAGCAACTTCCGGCGTGGAATGCACCGGTTCCGGCGGCGCTTCTATATAATCGGCTTTCGGCTCCTCGGCGCAAAAGGCACGGAACCCGCCGTTGTTGGTATTCGCCCATCCTCCACGGTGCGGAAACTTGATGCCGAGCTTCTTTGTTTCCAAAGCAACCGAATTAACAGAAACACCGAACATCACAGCAAGGTCTTTCTGCATCACGCCGAAGCGGTTTTCTAGGTTCTCTATGTACTCCCGGCGCACATCGTCCGGGAGCAACTTAAATTCTTTCCACCGCATTGGGCGGTTGAGCGCGTAGGTCTTTACTTCGCCGTTCATGGCTTCACGTTCCTTTCTCGTGAGATAGTCGGACGGGAATAGGACTTTCCCGCCCTTGCCGGTGTGGGTGCGCTTATTGTGGATACCCCGCGCCGTCCGCTTCTTGTCGGCGCAATCAGAAATGAATACATATTTTTCGTCAGTCATGCCATCACCCGTTAAATACGCTGTGCAGCGTTTCTATTTCTCTCGTATGAATTTATGAGACTGTCTAAAGCGTTCACAGACTCCCTTGCGAGCATTGTTTGCAGCCGTTCAATCTCTTCCTTGCTGCATTGTTGGATGCGGCACGAAAGCAGAAACGAATCGCGGAAAATTTGCGAAGCAGGGGCGCAACGAATCATAATCCCCGTCTCGTGCCTTGTCCCGCAATACTCGCACACGCTCCCGGTGATCGGCGCTCCGCAGTTTGGGCAGTTTGTTTTACTGCTCATCGCATATGCTCCTCCACGTAACACCAGCTCTGCGGCGGACGCTTAATATCGACCGGTTCTGCGCCGAATCGTGTAAAACGCAATCCAGTCCATTCGCTCAGCCCCCGCGGCTTGTCGTAGATTTTCAGATCGGAGATATGCCAGCCGAACCCTGGGTTTCCGCCCAAATACGCATCGATCTCCTCCTCTGTTAAGCACGCCTCTTCGAGGAGCCGCCCGATTGGAGATTTCCAATCTCCGTTATTTGCAATTCGATATTCCGGTTCTCCGCCACGTTCGGTGAAGCCAACACGCGCCATCCGGTCGATTCTGCCGCACACAAACTCGCCAATAACTTTCCCGCCGCCATAAAAGTCTTTTTTCCCCACCAGCGCGAAGAAATCCTCGTGTTCAAATCGCGGCTTCGTGCAGTAGATATAGCACTTGAACGGAGTTTCCAGCTTCGGTCGCGTCTTCCGAACCTCCATGGTCTTTTCGCCATTTGCGATTAACTCACACCAGCGGGGTCGGATGCTTATCATTACTGCTTTACTCATCGGTTCTCCTTTCTCCGTCGGCGCAATAGAAATCCGCGCGTGTTGCTCTCAGCCCAACTTCGTGCCCGTCAAGGATTGTTGCGTTTTTTGCGCACATATCGCGCCCATTAAAAAGTCTATGTTCTTTGCACTCGCGGCAATGGATCACCGCCTCATACCCAAGCTGCACCGCCATTCTCTTAAACTGGCTGCGGGTGGGGCGGTCAATATCGACCGTCGGAATCTTTTTCATTTCCTCGATTACCAGATCGGAAACGTACATTCTGTTCTGCGGGCTTTCTGCGTCAATCAGCCTCATTCCTCGATCACCTCAAGCCCGTAAGCAACCGCTGCGTCATGTTCAATGCGACAGCCTCGCGCGTTCTGCCAGCCGTGGCAGAAGTAGGCGGCATGGCAAAGGCTCATGTTTTCCAGAGACTTTGCGAGGAAGCAAAGCGGAATCTGAACAACGCCGCGCTCCGTCATTTTCTCCGCGCTGTACCACTCGTCCGTGAACAGCGTGTTCACGACCTCATATCCGCGCCGTTCCAGCTCGGCGATGGCGTGGTCTCGCGCGGCAAAGACTTCCTGTTCCGTTCGCCCAGCCAGCGGCTGGGACAGCATAGCTTTCTTTTTCATTTTTCTTTACCTCCGAAAATTTCAACGATCCGATATGATTTTTCGCTCCCGCGCGGAATGATTTTTTCCAGTTGTTCTTTTTCATCGCACATAGCAATCTGCTTCCAACGGTAACCCTGAAAGCACCGGTTTTTCGTAAGGTTCTCACGAGGGATGTAAAGCTGTTTGCGTTCAAGAACGAACACTATCTTCACCGCCTTTCAAATATTGCTGTCAATCGGTCTTGCCATTCGCTACACCCCCCATTCCACCGCCACACACAGCGATGGCATTTGCCGTAGCATGGTTTATGCATCGCTGTCACCCCATTCGTTTTCTTCGATTTGAACCACAGCCCCGTTCCGCAGATTGGACGTGCCGATGCATTCTGCTACAAGTTTGTAACAGTCATCATGGTTAAGCAGCAGCGACAGGGTTGCCCCTATGGTGTTATCCGGCAATTCAAACGTTATTTTCATCCGGTTCGTCATCCTTTCTCTGATAGCAATTCAGCAGCGGGTCTATTTGATCGCAGAAGCAGCAGGGCTTTCCGTCCAATGAGCTGGGCGGGTAGTAGATGCAGGATTCACAGTTCATTCTAAAGCCCTCTCTTTCCAATCGTTTGGAATAATGGCGCGTTCTCTCATCGCGCACTCAAATTGAAGCTCTGCGAACGTGAACACGCTTTCTCTTACGAGCAAACCAACAGCAGCAACGAGGCCGTCTTCATTGATTGTCTCATCGCCAAAATTTACATAGTCCCGAAGAAACCTGTAAATTCTCCGGTTCCTTTCCTCGTTCATTCCGCACCGTCCATTCGTGCGCCGCAGTTGGGGCAGTAGTTCGGAACGATTCCAACGGTAGGATATTTCTCGCCGCAAATACTGCAAGTTGCTGTCTCCCAAAACCCGCCTTGTTTATCTGCCCACCACCCATGCCATACAGGAGCAACGTCGGCGGCGGGAATTTCATAGAGCGCGTTTCTTGTCGCTTCATAGTTGCCGTAAGAAAGCTGCACCGCTCTTATTGCTTCGTGCCGTGAAATGTATTCATCCATTATCTGCATCTCCTTTCGGCGGTTCATTCCGCACCGTCCATTCGAGCGCCGCAATGGGGACAGAACGCGCTTTCTCCCATAAATGTGTTGGGGTTCTGGCAGATGGAACAACTGTATGGCTGATAGAAATCATGCAAAACGCCCTTCCAATCTTCCCGTTTTACGACAAGCGACACCCATTTCCCGTGCTGTGCAACTGGCGCATATTGGTTGCACTCTGCACAAGGTTGATTACCAGCCGCTCGACAAACGAGATAATGATCGCAGCTTGGGCAAATACTTTCTGCCCCTGCCTTTATTGTCTGGTGGATATCAATCATTTTCTGCGCCTTCCATTCTCCATCCGTCCATAACCGCGCCGCAGTGCGGACAGTAGGCCATCCGGGCGGAAAACCCGATTTCGCAAACGGAGCAATACTGAATGTCTCCGGCAAACTCTGCGTGAAACGGTATCCATTTCCCGTGCTGTACAGGTGCAAACTCTTCGAGGTACTCGCACGGGCCGCCAACGTTGCAAGGGTAATCTATAGA